CGCTAAAAATGATGTAGAACTTATTTCTCGTTATCGTGAAATGGCCATGCAACCTGAAATTGAATCAGCAATTGATGATATTGTAGGTGAAGCAATTTGCCAAGATGACGATGGTAAAATTATTAAATTGGTTCTAGATGATTTAAAGCAACCTGAGAAAATTAAAAAAGCCATTCAAGATGAGTTTGAAACGGTATCTCGTTTACTCAACTACAAGAATATGGCACAAGATATCTTCCGTAGATATTATGTGGATGGTAGATTATATTACCACATTATTATTGACCGTGAAAACCCAACGGCAGGTATTAAAGAATTAAGATATATCGACCCACGCAAACTCCGTAAAGTTAGAGAAGTTAAAAAACAAAAAGATGAGCGTACTGGTGTAGAAATTATGAATGTAATCAATGAGTATTACATTTTTAATGATAAAGTAAATACTGGTTCATCACAAAATTTTGGACCTATTGGTATTCGTATTACAACAGATTCTATTGTTTCGGTTGTTTCTGGTTTAATGGATTCTCGCCGTGCAGTAGTTCTATCTTATCTTCATAAGGCAATTAAGCCACTCAACCAATTAAGGATGATTGAAGATGCAACTGTTATCTATCGTATTAGCCGTGCCCCTGAGCGCCGTATTTTTTACATTGATGTGGGTAATTTACCAAAATTAAAAGCGGAACAATATCTTCGTGACATCATGGTAAAATACAAGAATAAACTTGTATATGATGCCAACACAGGTGAGGTTCGTGATGACCGTAAACATCTTTCCATGTTGGAAGATTTTTGGTTACCACGCCGTGAAGGTGGAAAAGGTACAGAAATTACTACACTACCCGGTGGACAGAACCTAGGTGAGTTGGAGGACGTCAAATACTTTGAGAAGAAGTTGTATAAGGCACTCAATGTTCCAATCTCCAGGTTGAATCCTGAAACTTCCGGATTCTCTTTAGGTCGTTCAGGTGAAATCACCCGTGACGAATTAAAGTTTGCCAAGTTTGTTGACCGTTTAAGAAATAAATTCTGTGACCTGTTTGATCAAGCCCTGAGAACGCAATGTATTCTTAAAGGTATTTGTACCGATGCAGAATGGAAAGAGTTTAAAGAACATATTCATTACGACTTTATTAAAGACAATAATTTTGCCGAACTTAAAGAAGCGGAGTTAATGACCAACCGTTTACAGTTGTTAAGTTCAGTAGACCCTTATACCGGTCGTTATTTCTCACAAAAGTGGATACAACAAAATGTATTGCGCTTGACAGATGATGAAATTGCTGAAATGGATCAAGAGATTGCTCAAGAGAAAAAAGATGGTTTTGGATTGCCAGTTGGTGTAATGAATGACGTTGCACAACAATCAATGATGGCACAAGTACCACAACAACCAGGTAATCCTGGCGACCAACAACACGCCATGGACTTACAGCAACAACAGTTAGATCATGAAGCGGATCTGGCTAAAAAGGCGGCCAAACAGGCAACCAAAGAGGATACTGGCAGTACCTTATTGAAATTAAAGAGAATATTATAAATATTGATTGGAGAATGAAATGACTACAAGACAAATTATCGATTACGCACAAGACCAAAATGGTGTTGAATTTAGAAACGCTTTATATTCAGCAATCCATGATAAAGTAACGGCACATATTGAAGCTCATAAACAAGATATTGCGCAAACAATGATGGCGCCACTTGAGCCACAAGAGCCGGTTGAAACACAACAGGAAACAGACGTTGAAAACACTTAAAGAATTTCGTGAATTCATTGTAGAAAAAAAGGAACCTAAAAAAGATCCTATGGATCCGCCAACGGTTTTGATAATGAAACGAAAGTCGGTTAGACAGTTTTCAAATGGCCAAAGAGTGGCTTTGTATTATGTGGATAAATTAGATAAATATGTAACAATACCATATACTGCGATGCAGTGGTCGTTATCGGTACCACCAGAATTTAAATAGGAATAAAAATGGCAAATTCATTTACATACCAAGTATTAAAAGACACTACCGAGCATGTCATTGTTAAATTGACAGGCCGTTTTGAAACGGATAACCAAGAAGATAATCCAAATCGTATTTCAGCAAACAGTTTTTCTGGTGCTTTGAATACGACTGGTGGATTATTGTCTGTTAGTGGCACACCTTTAAATTATTATGGTTTAACTGTTCATCGTATTTGGTATGATACTGTTAATTCTTCAGCATCAGATGTTGAATTATATTGGAACGCCAATCCAGTATATTCATTAATGATGTTATCAGGCAATTCAGAATATGATGGTGCCGGTAACTGGATTACAATTCCTAATGCCGCAAAGGCAGCAGAAGCCGCAAGTTGTAATGGTGATATTGGTATCAGAACAAGAGGCTATGGTGCTAATACTTCTTATACTATTGTTATGGAAATGCGTAAATTAAACGAATATTATCAGCGTGGTCAAGTAACTGAACCTGGTGCATTTAACGCAGGCAATTATAGCCTCAGACCATAATGAGGGAGTTTGTTTCTAAACTTCTATCTAATAATGTTGTAGAAGCTAGAAACATTTTAGGTAACAAAATTAATGAGTTGGTTGATGAAAAAGTCAGCCAACTTAAAGTGCGGTTAGCGGCAGAGTTGTATGGAAGTTTGGATGAAGCCAATGTAATGCGAATGGGTAGAACCAAATTAATTAAGGTTCGTGTTCGTAAAGGTAAAATTCAACGCCGTAAGAAGTTTTCAGCGGTACCTGGTTATACCATTCGTGGTGGTAAGTTAACTCGAATGTCACCAGCTGAACGTAGGCATCGTAAGATGGGCGTCAGAAGGTCAAAATTTAAACGTAGAGCCAAGTTAAATGTGTCTTTACGAAAAAGAAAGATTTCTTTACGAAGAAGAAGGGCAATAGGATTATGAAGTTAATCAAAGAAATTAACGAAACCGTAAGTTACTTAGAAGAAGAATCTAATGGTAAAAAAGTTCTTCATATTGAAGGACCGTTTTTGGTTTCCGAAAAGAAAAACCGCAATGGTAGATTGTATGAATACAATACCATGAAAAAAGAAGTTGCCAGATATACGGAAGATTATATCAACAAGGCTCGTGCTTTTGGTGAGTTAGGTCATCCAGAATCGCCAAGTATTAACCTTGACCGTGTATCACATATGATTACATCGTTAAGAGAAGATGGTCAACAATGGATTGGCAAAGCAAAAATTTTAGATACACCAATGGGTAATATTGCCAAAAGCCTTATCGAAGGTGGCGCTCAATTAGGTGTATCATCAAGAGGCATGGGCTCATTGAAAAACGTTAACGGTGTTAATGTTGTTCAGCCCGATTTCTATCTAGCCACAGCGGCAGATATTGTAGCAGACCCTTCCGCACCTGGTGCTTTTGTACAAGGTATCATGGAAGGCAAAGAATGGATGTTAGTCAACGGTGTTTGGACCGAACAAGATTATTCTCAAGCAGTAAGCCAAATTAAGAAGGCTTCGCAAAAGGAAATCGAGGAAGTAAGTCTACGCATTTTTGAGAACTTCTTCAAAAAACTTTAAATATAAATATCCAATATAAATCAAGGAGATTTTCAAAATGGGAAAATTTAATCTGACTGAAGCCGCTAAAGAAATTCTTTTAGGCGAAGGTTCCAAAGAAACATTCGATGCAAACATTACATCGAAAAAAGGTCAACGTGGTGGCGAACACGCACCTCACGGTGAAGTTGGTAAAGACCGTTTGGCCTCTAAGACTGCTTACGGTACAAACGATGCAGGTGAAATCGGTCAATCACCAGAACGTGGTTTGGTTGATGAATTGCCTGATTATACAAAAGGTGTGCCTTCAGCAACTCCGCCAGGAGCAACACCACCAGTTGGTTCAGAAAAAGATGGCGTTGGTATTACCAAGCCACAAGGTCAACCACAAGAAACAATGGGTCGCCACGACTTATTGAATATTCACAAATACGATGCAACTCCTTACGAAGCAATTCGTGACCGCATTGCAGGTAAATTAGCTCCACAAATGATGCAAGCCAATCCAGGCGCTCATTTTCAACAATACGAAAGCATAGATATGTCAGATGATATTAACGCTTTAATGGAAGGCGAATCCCTTTCAGAAGAATTCAAAACTAAAGCAGCCACAATCTTTGAAGCAGCTGTTATGTCCCGTGTAGAAGCAATTGCTGTTGATGTTGAACAACAACTCACAGAACAATTTGATG